ATAAATTATTGGAAAAAGAATTAAAAAGAGGAGGTGAAAACCGATGACCAAACTTGAGCGAGAAATGAATTTTCTGACAAAAGTGGGAATAGTGTTTGTCGCATTTTATCTTTCTTGGCAATGCGAGAGGGCGATAAACACTTGGGGCGGGGATTTGTTTTACTTTATATTCTGGATTTTCTTTTATGTGGTCGGGTGTTGTGGGTTAGTGATGTTTATGCTATTTGAAGGGAGGTGAGAGACGAAAAAAGAAATAATAGAACAATTTAGCGACGGAATAAGGTTGGTTATGCTTTGTCAAAGAAATAAAGAAGGAATAGATACTACTAAAACCGATAGGGCATCTAAAAGGAAAATATCAACTAATAGAGAGGAGTTTTTTCAGATATTAAAAGAGTTTCAAGAAATCAAAAATAAAAGTGATAAGCCACTAAGAATTTATTCTTGTGTTAATAGAAGAGATATTGAAAAAGGAATTATGAATTTTAAGCGTGAACAATTAGAAGCCGATTACTATAATAAAAAAGATAGGGACAGGTTTTATATTGATATTAAAAATAGATGGATTAGTTCTTTGATGAAACAAAATGCCAGAGCAGAAACTTTATTTTTATTAGATATTGATAGCGAAGAAGATGAACAACTTGCCAGAAGAATAATTGCGGATAATAGAATAGAAATTGTAGCAGAATATTCTACTAAAAACGGAAAACATATTATTACAAAACCATTTAACCCAAGTATAATGCCCAGAATTGACATTAAAAAAGACGGAATGTTATTATTAGATTTTTGAGTAATATTCTAAAAACAAAAACAAAAGGGAGGTGAAAAATGATAAAAGTAAAACCACAACATAATGATTTTTATATTAAGGCATTTAACTCTATAAGAATACCATTGAAAGATGGAAATTGGACTGCTATATTTGTATATGATAAAAAGAGTTTTGGTCTAAAACGAAGGGGATGTGTTGTTCAGAGAGATTATGAATATTATTTTGGTTCTTATGAAGAAATAGTCAGTTGGGTTAACGAAGATTATGAAAAACAAAAGGCAAAAAGGTGGTGATAAAAAATGAGAAATTGGAAACTTTGTAAAGACGGAAGCCAACCAGAATGGATTGAGCAATCGGTGGTCGCCAATTACTTGCGGACAAAATACCGAGATAGTATTTTATGGACTGCGGCGGCGAGTGGGCTTCGGAGTTTTTGGTCGGCTGTTGTCAGAATGAAAATGGCGGGACTTAATCGGGGAGTGCCAGATTTGTTAATCTTTGAGCCGAGAGGAAATAGGGTCGGTCTGGCAATTGAAATGAAAAGAAAAACAGGGGGGCAACTATCGCCAGAGCAAAAATGGTGGCTATCAGAATTAGAGAAAAGGAATTGGGTGGCGGTTGTGTGTAATGGGGCAGATGAGGCAATCGCCGAGATAGAAAAATATCTGGAGCAAAAATGAGAATACTAATTGCTTGTGAAGAAAGCCAGGAAGTTTGTAAAGCGTTCCGAGAAAAAGGATTTGAGGCGTTTTCTTGTGATATTCTCCCGGCCGGTGGTGGACATCCAGAATGGCATATTCAAGATGATGTTTTGAAACATTTAGGCGATGGTTGGGATATGATGATTGCCCATCCACCCTGCACTTATTTAGCGAATAGTGGTGGTCGGTGGTTATACAATAAAGACGGGAGTAAAAATATAGAGAGATGGGAAAAATTAAAAGATGGAGCAGAATTTTTCAGGGCATTATTATTTGCTGATATTGCTTTTATTGCTGTTGAAAATCCGATACCGCATAAATACGCATTAGAGTTAATAGGAAAGAAATATGACCAAATAATACAGCCGTATCAATTTGGACATCCAGAAAGTAAAGCAACCTGTCTGTGGCTTAAAAATCTGCCAAAACTTAATCCGACTGATGATGTAAAGTATATTTGGAAAACATTACCAAAAAGACAAGCCCAGAGATTACACTATTTACCACCGACGGAAGATAGAGCAAAAATAAGGTCTCGGACTTATCCTGGAATAGCAAAGGCAATAGCAGAACAATGGGGAAAATATCTGGGAGGCGGAAAATGAAAGCAGAAAAAATAACAGAACTTATTTACGAGGCGGCGAGATTAGAAGCAATTTGGTCTAAACGAAGTGTTGTCCCAGAAAAATGGGAGGAAAGAGATGAAAAGTTTAGAAAGCAAATGATTGAAGTAGTTAAAAAATATCTGTCTATGAAACAACTTCCAACACCTGAAGAAGCCCACAACTCTTGGATGAAATCTTATTTTGAAATGGGCTGGAAATATGGAAAAGAAAGAAATCCAGAATTAAAAACCCATCCAGATTTAATTTCTTTTTATGATTTACCGAAAGATGAAAGAGACAAAGATGCTATATTTTTAGCGTTAGTATGGTTAGCAAAACATCTGGGAGGTGGGAAATGAATTTTTTATGTAAAATAGGAATACATAAATGGAAACAAAATCGTCCTTTGCATATTAGAGATATTCATCCCGGTTTTGATATGCAATGGGAAACACCTACAAGAAAGTGTTTAAGGTGTAAGAAGAAAGAGAAATGGTTGCCGGGCTATGGCGGTAGTGAAATCGGTTGTTGGACATTGATGGGAGGTGGAAAATGAAATTCGTTAATCTTTTTTCCGGGATTATTGGATTAAGTTTTGGAACTGGTCTTATCGGATATGCTGTCGGTCTTTTGCCTTATTATGATTGGAAATTGAAAAAGATGAGTAGGCGGACAAAAATTGAATTTTTTGCTTATCTTTTTCTGGGATTGTTTATAGCGATTTTATCTTTGTAAATTTTACCCCTTGACAATTTGATATTTTTGTGCTATAATAATATAAGAAAGTGGAGATAAAAACTCCACTTTTTATTTTGCGAGGCAGATATGTCAATAAAGTCAGTATCAATATCGCCGGAAAATTGGGAAATCTTACAGGCGGAAAAAGAAAATATAAGAAAGGATTATCTTTTTAATATCGGGGTGGCAGATTTTGTAAATGCTTTGATTTTTCTTTTTGATAGCGATGATAATATCCGGGAAAAGGTTATCAATTTAATTTTGGCGAGAGAAAATAGCCGGTTATCGGTGATGGTTAAAAAATATGGGAGAGGTTATGCCAAAAAATATATCGGGAAAAGATAAAGTGAAAAACAAATCCAGCAATTCTAACACTATTAAAAAAAGGATAGCAAAGCAAAAGGAATTATTTTTGATTGAGTTTAAGAAAAAGGCGGGAAATGTATCGGCGACAGCAGAGGCAGTAGGGATTGATAGATGGACTTACTATAATTGGCGGAAATTGGATAAAGAGTTTGCTAAAAAATGCGATGAGATAATTTTTAGTATTCACGAAGTTGTGGAAAATCAGTTATTGAAAAATATTCTTGCCGGGAAAGAAACTTCTTTGATTTTTTATCTCTGTAATAGAATGCCAGAAAGGTGGAAAAATGTTCAGAGAGTAGAGCAAAAATTTGATAGCACGACGGAGGGAAAGATTGACCAATTACTCTCATTTTTAGGCGAGGCATTAAAGAATGGCGGAAAAGAAAAAAGTTGATATTAGCGAAAATCTGTTTAATCAAATGCTGACTTTATTTAAGGACGAATATGGTCAGCAGTTGGTATTTACACCGACCCAGCGGGATTTGATGAAAATAATTGCTTTTAAGAAATATTCTCGGGTGGGGGTTATCTGTCCGACGCAGTATGGGAAATCAACTGCGACGGCCTGCGGGGTAATTTTAAGGGCGGTAAGTTTGCCAGAGAAGTTTACTATTATCGGGGGAACTCAATCAAAAGCCGAAATCATAATGGGATATTTAATTGACCATCTTTTTGATAGTGAGATATTTTTGAGCCAATTAAAAATTGATAGTGGATTGGAGAAGTTAAAAAGAGAAAAGCGGAGAGACCATCTAACATTTAAGCGGGGTGGGGAAGTTAAGATTTTATCGGCGGAATATAAAAATCGGAAGCGGTTAGGGGAAGCGTTAATCGGAGAGGGAAGTCAGAATGTTATTATTGATGATAGTTGTCTTTGTGATGATGACCAGTATTCTTATACCAAAAGAATGATCGGTGGAAAAAAGGATAATTTTATTCTGGAGTTGAGCAATCCGTTAAGGCGAAATCATTTTCTAAAAACTATGGCGACAAATAAGCGGTATCATAAAATCTGGATTGATTGGAAAGTGGCGGTAGATGAAGGGAGATTTACCGAAGATTTTATCAACGAAATGCGGGAGGAAATGTTTTTTGATGTTTTCTATGATTGTAAATTCCCATCTTCCGATATGGTAGAGATGATAAATGGAAAAGAGTATTTGCGGTTATTGACTGATGAAGAAATTGAAAATGCGATAGTGCCGGAGGTTAAAGTTGAAAATGATGGAAGGTTAGGGATAGATATTGGGAAAGGTGGAAATTACAATGCCTGGGCGTGGCGAAAAGGAAATGTAGCAAAAATTTTAGCAACCGATAAAAATCCCGATTTAATGGCAACTGTTGGAAGAACTATTTTATTGATGAAAGACCATAATGTAAAGCCGGCTGATATTGCGATAGACGATACCGGAGTTGGCGGGGGAGTGGTTAGTAGATTAAAAGAGCAAAAATTTTTTGTTAGTGGAATTGAATGGGGGAGTAGTGGAGGCCAGAGATTTGCCAATAGTAAAGCTGAATGCTATTGGCGGTTAAGAGATTGGATAAAAGCCGGCGGGAAAATTGAAAAGAATGACCGACTGATTGAGCAATTGAAAATAATGAAATACAGAATTGACAGTAGTGGCAGAATAGCAATAATGTCAAAAAATGAATTGATAGGATTAGGTTATGATAGCCCAGATGAAGCGGATGGTTTAGCATTTACTTTTGCGAAGCCGGAGAGTTCGGGAAAAAGTTTCTCTGCTGATTTACCAATATCCGAAAGTTTCGGCAATAACGAATTTTCGGCAGGGAATATCGGCGGAGGATTTTCTATGGAGGATTTATGACACTAAAAGACAAATCAGTTTTAATTTATGATTATGGTTTATGCCCAGAGGTAGCATTAAAGTTAGCGGAAAGTTTTGGAAAGGTTTATTATTTTACGCAGTGGCAGGAAGCGTTCCCATCGTCCAGTAAGGCGATGATAGGGCGAGGATTGGAAAAATTCGGGGTAGAAAAGATTGACTATTTCTGGGATAAAGTTGATAGTGTTGATTTAATTGCCTGTTTTGATACTTATTCTCACGATATTATTGAATTTTTAAGAGCGAAGGAGTATAGAGTATTCGGGCCTGGAATGGCGGAGTTTCTGGAAAATAACAGAAAATACTGTCTTGAAATTCAGGAAGCAGTTGGACTGCCAGTGCCAGAAGCGGAGGCGGTAGTTGGAATTACAAATCTAAAAAAGAAAATTATTGAGATGGGCGGAAATGTTTATGTTAAACTAAATTCATTTCGGGGCGATATGGAAACTTTTTATGTTAAAGATATTCTGGGAAGTAAAATATATCTGGATAGATTATCGGTATCTCTCGGCCCGAGACAAGAGCAAGAAGAATTTTTAGTTTCTAAAAAGATAAATGGAATTGAGCCGGGCTATGATGGATTTGTTGTTGATGGAAAATATCCTAATTATGGATTATGGGGATATGAGAGAAAGGGGTCGGGATATATTACGAAAGTTGAAAAATACGAAAATATCCCTTTAGCGATAAAGCAGGTAAATGATAAATTAAGCAAATACTTTGAGACGATGAAAACGAGGTCAATGTTTTCAACGGAAATAATGGTGGACGCCAGTGGAGATGGATATTTAATAGACCCAACGATTAGAAGCCCGATGCCAATCCCGACGGCAATTCAATTAGAGTTATGGCAGAATTTTGCCGAGTTTGTCTGGGAGGCGTCGGCGGGAAATTTAATTGATTTAATACCGACCGCCAAATATGGCTGCGGAATAGCTTTAGATAGCGAGTGGGCAAATAAAAACTGGCTGGAAGTTTTAGTTGATAAAGAAGTCAGGCGGTGGGTAAAGTTTAGAAACTTTATGATAGTTAATGATAAGTATTACGCTGTGCCGGGATTTAGTTCGGTATGTAGCGTTATCGGATTGGGGGATAGTGTTGACGAGGCGATAGAGCATTTGAAAGAAAATATCGCTGGGGTTAGCGGTTTTGAATTAGACCAGGATATTGGCGGAATAGAAAATGCAATTGAAGAAATCCAGCAAGGTTCTGATTTCGGACTGCCGGATTTCAGCGAGGAGGAATAATATGGGACTTTTTGGAAAACTTTTTCAAAGAATGAAACCGATTTCGGTTATTAGCAAAAGACCAATTCTTGACACCGAGTTAGCAACTGACGAAAGTGCTATTTACAAGCGGATGAAACTTGTTCCCTATACGCCCGATGCTTTACTTCAGAAAAAGAAAATAGATATTTTTAATCAGATGATGCTTGACCCGGAGATAGAGGGAGCGATAAACACATTAAAAGTTTTAAGATTAAGTTCGGGCTGGGAAGTAGTGGGAGCAAGTGATAGTGCTTATGACCGGGAGATTAAGGATTTTGTAGAGTGGAATTTTCTGAATGTTGAAGGTTCTTTTGACGATGACCTGCGGGAGTTATTGGGCGGTTTGGAAATGGGGATAAGTATCAGCGAATTGAACTGGCGGGAAATTGAGCGTGGGCGATGGATAGGAAAATACGGACTGAAATCTATCAAAAGTAAAAATCCGAAATATTTCAATATCTATACCGATGACTTTGATAACATTCAGGAAATCGGATTGATAAACATTTCCGGGATGGAATATGGGCGAGAATATCCGACTGACAAGTTCGTGATTTATTCTTTTAATAAAAAATATGAAAATGTTTTCGGGACTTCACGGATAAGGGCTTTATATGATTTATGGTTTATCAAGCAGGTAGTATTAAGAGCGTGGGGAATATATCTGGAAAAATTCGGGCATCCATTCCCGGTCTTGAAAATTCCGCAGGCGTTAGACGATAAAACACGAAACTATCTAATGGGCGTAATAAAACAGATAAGATTGGAAACCGGTTTTTTAATCCCGGAAGGTGTAGAAGCGGATTTATTAGAGGCGTCGGGAAGGTCGCCAGATGTCCATCTAAATGCTTTGCGATGGATTAACGAGCAGATAAGAAAAACAATTCTCGGCCAGACATTAACTACCGAGACGACCGGGCAGGGCAGTTACAGTTTAGGGCAAGTTCATTTTGACATTTTACTATTTTATGAACAGCAAGTAGGAATAGATTTAGCGTCAAAGGCGATAAATGAGCAAATCATTAAAAGGTTAGTGGACTATAATTACAACGGAGTTGACGAGTATCCGAAGTTTCAGTTCAAAAACTTAATTCAGAAGGACATCGCATCCGTGATTGATAAATATTATGCTGGAGTTGAGAGAGGAATAATAAAACCAATCCCGGAAGACGAGGAAAAAATTCGGGAGTGGCTGGATTTACCTCGCAGAGCGGTAGAGCAAAATCCTTCTCCGGCGGTTACGGATGAAAAAGTCGCATTACAAAAAAGTAAATCGCCATTGGAAGAAGAGGAAATTCCGTTGGCCTTTGCTGAAAAGATTTTTACCGGAGTTAAAAGGCGGACATTTACGGAATATGAGAAAGCAACCGATTTCGCTGAAATGGTTGATACTCAAAATCAGGCATTAGACAAGTATGTAGTAGAGGCGGGAAAAGTTTTAGATGAAGCAGTTAGCGATTTAATAGAGCAGATAGCGAAAAAGAAAATAGTAGAAGATAAAAACTTTTCTGCTATTGAAAAATTACATCTGAAATATATTGGCGATTTGAGAAATATATTTTATGATTTATTGGAAAGACATTTTAATTATGGGCGGACGACAGGAAGGCGGGAGATAGTAGAGAAAAAGAAACTTAAAAAATATCAGGAAATAGAATTACGAAATATCACACCGGCAGAGGCGTTAGAAATGTTCAAGGCGAAATCGTTTTCTATGGCTGGAGTGGAAAGTGATTATATCTTAAAAAAAGTGAAAACGGTTTTGTATAATAGTATCAAGACCGGAGCGACTTTGAAAGACAGTATTGAAGGAATTAAAAAAGAGTTAGAGCCGTATTTTGTTAGGGGCGAAGTTGATGAAGATGCTTTACGAGGAAGTCGGCTGGAGACAGTGGTAAGGACAAATGTTAGTGAGGCATTAAACGAGGGACGAAAATCATTTTTTGAAGATCCGTCTCTGGAAGGTTATGTCGTTGCTTATCAGTATAGTGCTATTATGGATGATAGAGTTCGTCCAAATCACGCAGCGATGGATGGCAGGATTTATTCCGTCAATAGTCCTGTATGGCAGATGTTTACTCCCCCAAATGGTTTCAATTGTCGTTGTATTTTAATTCCGATTACCAGCGATGAGCAATGGGAAGAAAGTCCGCCATTACCGGATACTTTAAGACCTGATGCCGGTTTCTCAAAGCCGGGAATGTGAAAAATAAAAGGTTATAGAAAGGTCAGGGAAAGGTCTATGATTTTTACCGACGAGAAAATAAG